GCAATATTGGAGACCATAGACTTGCCGGTGTTCTTCCACCATTCGCCGAAAGGTTCGGCAACGATCTCATTCCACGCCAGCTTTACACGCCCGCCAAAGTCGGCATTCTGCCACTCATCGGACGCGGTCAGGTCACGCATCTTTGCCTGCATGACATCGTATTTGCGGTCAACGAAGTCCATAAAGTCGCTCAGGGCAGCTTCGACATCAGGCATGGCGGCGGTCAGGCCGTCTGCTACATCCCGGACGTAGTGATTCAGGCGGCTGCCAAAGCTGATTTTTACGCCATCCACAGCAGATTGCAGCAGCGTGATGGAGCCAGACAGGTTATCGAGCTGGGTGTCGGCCATGCGCTCGGACGCGCCAGCAGCATTGTCGATGGCGTTGGCCAGCTTGTTGTAGTCGGTCTCGGAGGCATTCAGAATGGCCAGTAGTCCCTTCTGAGAGTTTGTGCCGGCAATGGCATTCGCAACGCTTGTTTTCTGCTCATCATTCATGTTGGCGGTAGCATCGCGTAGTTCTTCCATGACATCCACCAAAGGACGTGCGTTGCCCTGAGCGTCAAAGAACTTGATGCCAAGTTCCTCCAGAGTATCACGGGCATGGTGCGTATTTGTGGATAGTCTTGTCATGATGGAGTTGAGGGCAGTACCAGCCATGGAAGCTTTGATGCCGCTGTTTGCCATCAGGCCAGTCATCAGGGCAACATCCTGAACGGAGTAGCCCAGAGAACCAGCCATAGAAGCCGCAAACTTGAATGTTTCGCCCATCATGCTGACATTCGTGTTCGCATTGGAAGATGCAGCGGCCAGCACGTCAGAGAACATTCCTGCATCGGAAGCCTTCAGGCCGAAGGCGGTCAGGGCATCCGTTACAATGTCAGAGGTCGTGCCAAGGTCTTCGTTCGCGGCAGCGGCCAACTGCATAATACCGGAGATGCCATCCAACATATCCTCCGTTTTCCAACCGGCCATCGCCATATAGTTAAAAGCCTCAGCAGAATCGGTGGCGGTAAATTTTGTGGTCGCGCCCATCTCTTCTGCCTTCTTGGTCAGCTGATCCAGCTCATCGGAATCAGCTCCGCTCACGGCCTGCACTTGCGACATGGCCGCTTCAAAGTCTTTTTGGGTGTTGATGGTATCGGTCAGCCCCAAACTTACCCCGAAAAAAGCCCCCGCTTGAAGCAGGGGGTTTTTTAGCAGATTCAGCAAGGTTCTAACCGGAGTGGTGGCGAAGTCCAGAGCTTTCAGGGTGAAGCTCCACGTCTTGCCTGCCAGAGATTTTACGCCGCCACCGATGGTATCGAGGACAGGAGAGATGTTCTCTTTGGCCTCCAGATAAATCTGGTACTTTTCCTTGGCCCACTTTGCGAGGTTCTGCTGGGTTTTGTTGGCCTGCTCATCAAATTTCGAGACGTATTCGCGGCTCCTATCAACGGACTGGCCAGCTTTATCAGCAGCATCTCCCAGCTTCCCCAGCTTTTTGGTAGCATTGGACACACCGGGGTCGGTTTTGTCAACGGTTTCAATAGGGATTTCGATTCGGATTGTTTCAGCCATTTTCGTCCCCTCCCTTCTGCATGGATTCAATGGCTACCCGCATGGAGGCAAGCATAAAAGCCTGCACTCCGGGCGGCTTCAGGTAGAATTCGTCAGGGGTTATGCCGGTGCGCTGGAAGATGTGATGCAGCAGGCACAGCTTCCCGCCGGACTGTATCAGTTTTTTGCAACTTCCTCCAAATCGGACTCGTAGCCGCTCAGCTTGTCGATGGCATCGATGACGCGGTCTTTCTCACCAGCCTTCAGACAGTAGTCGATGACATCCAGAGGCCCCATAATCTGGAGACCCTGTGCAAGCAGAGCATTCCAGATGGCCTTGTTGTCCCACAGCTTCTTGCGGTCATCTTCGGTGGTTGCCTGATAGATGATCTCAGAACGGTACTTCACGCTGTAGGTGGTTTCAGGCAGCTTCATACCCAGCTGCCTGCTGCGGACATACTTGGTGTGCTTCTCCTTGCAGTCGTTATATTCAGTGGCAGTCAGAGGGTGGATGTTAAAAGCAAAGAGCAGCTTGCCAGAGCGGACAATCTCAATGCGCTGGGTTTCGTTGGCAAAGCCAGCGGCACCAATCAGGCCCTGAATAAAGTTCTCCTCATTGGCCTTGACAACGCTCTTGGCCTCATCCTCGGTGTACTCGGTATCATCGACCTCAGGCACAGCAGCTTCGGAAGTATCAGTCATAAGGGAAACGCCTTTCTTAAAATCAGCCATCGTAAATGTCTCCTTGTCATAATATAAAAATAAACATGAGGGGAAGCTCATTGCCTCCCCTCATGCGGGTTACGGAACGGGTATCAGGTTATGCAGCCTTACGCGGCCAGCAGGCTTGCCAGCTTCGGGGGCTTGTTGACGAAGCAGTTAAACTGCCGCTTGATGGTATCGCCCACGGTGTAGTTCTGGATGTCGATATCGCCATCAGGCAGAACGTCACGGTACATGACGCGCTCCTCATCGCCATCGCGGCCACCCAGAGCACCCTGAATGTTCCAGCGGGGAGATTCGCCGATTTCCATGGCCGCCATCACATCAGTGAAGAACTCCTCACTCATAATGGTGATAGCGGAGAAGCTCAGGGTGACGGTATAGCTACCGGGGGTAGCGTGTTCCTGCATATCGCCCAGCACCTTGTACTTGGAGTTGGCGAAGTTCACAGTGGATTTGAAGGTTTCGATATACGCCACCATCACGCCGTTCTCGTTATAGACAGAAGCGTCCTTGCCAGAACGGGTGCGGCGGGAATCGCTCGCAGAAGAAGTGTTACGCATTTAGATTTCCTCCTCTCACTCGCTGTCCGTGGTTGCGAAACGGAACAGGAAGTCGGTGTAGATGTGCTCGGCAGAATCCTTGTCGATAACATCAATCTGGAACCATGCGCTGTCACCGTTGGGGATATACGCAGGGTTCAGAGCAACGGTGCCAGAAACCAGCTTGCTCTCGGCCACCATCTCATCGACAATGGTCTGCAGGGCACTGATAATGGCAGCGCGGCCAGCATTATCATTGTCAACCTTACCAACCATGTTATCGTTGGTGGTATTGCAGCGGCGAATCAGCTCGTAGCGGGTCTTGGTGCGTCTAATCTTCTTCCAACCCTCGTCACGGTCAGCAGGCGGGGTGACAAGGGTGTTGATTGCGCTGTCAATCCAGACCTGACCGGACTTGTTCATGCTCAGCACGATGCAGCCCTTCTTCTCGGCCTTAATGATCTGAGTGTTGGACAGAGGCTCGCCCAGACCAGAGAAGCCGTTGATAACGGTATGGGTCAGGGAGGAGCTTGCAGAGGTCGCACCAATCAGACCGGCCAGTCTGGCGGCGGTCTGATAGCCATCCGGCACGGTATCACCATACTGTGCGGAGGCGTTCAGAACGTACATCATGCGCTCGTCATTGAAAGCAGCGGCGTGGGTCATGCGGTCATCAAGAGCAGTGCCCTTTTTCTCGGCAACGACCGCGGTCATCAGGCTGCCGACATCCATCATGCGGGACATGAAGGACTGCACCAGCAGATGCACGGCATTGTCCTCAGTGTCCACGCACAGGGTATTGATCTCGAAAGGCTCCACCAGCTCCAGAGCATCGGAATACGCACCGTTGTTGACGGTAGGATTCGTGCCGGCCGTAAACAGGGTCTGAGATACATCAGCCAACTCCTTGGCGGTCTGGCCTGTCTTGGCAGTGGCGATGAAGTTCTTGGAAGCGGCAAAGGCCTCGACCAGTGCGCCAGCCTCGCCAGCACCGGCCTCAAACTCCACCTTCTCCACCTGTTTGGTGCCGGAATAGATGATGCACTCCTTGATGCTCTCATCAGCCAGCGTCTTGCGGACGGTGCAGGTCAGGGGCTTTGCACCGGGGTATTTCGCGGTCAGGGTAACGGCAGCAACAGGGCTTTCGCCGGTGCTCTTCAGGTCGATGGTTGCGGCAGTGCCGCCAGTGCCAACGCGAACCGCAACGATGGTCTTTGCGCCACCAGCCACAGCCTGAGCAATGGCATCGGTAGTCAGAGCATCGCCAAAGGTGTCCGTATAGTCCTCATCAGAGGACAGCTCAACGGCAGCACCGAGAGGGCCAAAGTCTGCGCGGAACAGAACGGCGGTCACGCCGCTCACTGCGCCAGCCGTATCGCCGGTGCCAGTCTTGCCGATGTGGTAATACGCACCGGGGCGAACCTTCTTCTCGCCGGGGGTATAGCTTCCAGCCATATTATTTGACCTCCTTGCTCATAAAGGCTGCCACGATCTCCTTTGCCTTGGAGAGAGGGCAGCTCTTGATATTTGCGGACTTCATGGCGGCTTCAACGCACTCTTTCCGTGCGCCAAACAGTGCCATGGAATTCGCTGCGAACTCGCTGACGGTGTACTCGGCCTCAACAGGGGCCTGCACAGTGTCAACAGCAGCGTTTTTCGTTGCCATAGGTCATACCTCCTAGTAATTGATATTGGGGTGTCTAAGTGGGTAGCCGACCGCCTTGTAGCGGAGCAGACCATATCGCCCGGTGACGAAAATCTGTCCGTCCTTCAGGTAGTCGGATTTGAGGTTTGCAGTCAGCCTCTCCATGAACATCGGGGAATCATCCAGCATAGTGACTTCGCCATCGAGGGAGAGACTCTTGAAAACAGCAGCGGCCATTTTCAGCCGGGTGGAGCTATCAGGGCAGAGCAGGGAGATTGCAATCTTCCCGTTCGTCCAGACGCAGTTGTTGGTTTCCTCCAGCTTCTCGATCTCAGTCAAGCGACAGTAAAATACCGGGGCCTCTTTGGAGGCCTCGGTTTCGTCTGCCATGCGGTCAACTCCCACAACAATGCTGTCCGGGTACAGGTTTTTGATGTACCGGGCCATTGCCATGATGGGGTCAGGGTCGGTGGTTTCTTGCAGCGGGTACTCCATGATGTCGAAGCGGATTTCAGAGCCAATGAGAAGTTCGTTCTTCTCTTCGGTCATCGAGAAGCCCTCAGTCCGCGCCCACGCAAAGGCGTACAGAGTGCCGTTGTCATCCTTGAGCAGGACATCTTTCAGGGCCTTCTTGACAGCCGGTTCGATAAGCTCAGGCACCGCCTCAGAATCGTTCCGGCAAATCAGGGTCACGGAAAGAGTGCCAGCACTCTTGCGCTCCCCATCGGCCTGCATATCAAAATTGAACACAGCCCGCGGGTACTGCGTGGCGCGGCCCCAGCCGGTTTCCCGGTCTCCCGGTGCTTCAGGGGTGAAGACAGCAGGCTGCCCGGCGTACCGTGTAAGGTATTTGGTGAGGTTTTTGGCCTCAGACAGCCGCTTGTAAATCAGCTCTTCGAGGGTCATTCTTCACCCTCCGTAGCCTTCAGCTCGTTCACCTTGGACAGGTCAGCAGACCAGCGAACGTCCCACTCGCCGCGCTCCACCTCGGAAACAGGGATGGCAAAGTGGTTGATGACATTCCCAATGCCGGGGTGGAACATAGCAATAATGGTGGTGTCAGTCACGGCAGTGACGACACCGGTGCGGCCCTTATCCCAAGATGCGTGTTTCGCATAGAGGGCATAGCCCGTCTTTACGGCCTCAGTATCGAACCGTGCGCGGGTTTCTTTGATGATAAGCTCCATCGGCTTCCTCCGTTTTACTCATATTTCTCGCTGTAAATCCGCTTTATCTCAGGGGCAGCCTTGTCCACGATTTCCTGCTGGAACGGGCGGGCGGCCATGTGGCGGGTGCCGTTTTCGAGATATACGGAATACTTCTCCTGACTTTCCAGAACGGCAGAAACGCGGATACCAGAACCAGAAGAAGCACTTTCGACAGTGCCGTTCCAGTTCATTCGCAGCATACCAGTCCGGCGGGCAGGAGGTTCACCGGGGGCAGATGCCGTATACCGAGCCTTGCTGTGAGGCTTGCGATATACACGGCCAGAACGCTGACCTCTCAGCACTTCCAGCTCAGCATTACGGAGGGCATTCGCGGAGCGGACACCTCTCGCCGCCACTTCCTGATTGAGCCGCTTCACGGTATCGTCAACGGCAATCTTCAGCCTGCCGGGAGCTTTCTTCGGGGCGGTCATTTTACGTCCGTCCTTTCCTCAGCATAGTAAATGGTGGCTATACCAAGGGAACAGGCCGGGTCAACATCCACGATGAAGAAAATCCTATCACCAAGGATGAGCCTGTCAGTCCTCTCAGCCTGCTGGCCGCCGCTCTGCACAATGATGTGAGTAACAATATGGTCAGCAGTTCCATGCGCCCTGTCGGCCTCCGTAGCCGTTGTCAGAAAGCCTTTCAGGAACTCCGTCCCGTCCCCATCATACTGCACAGTCGGGCGACCATTTTTCAAGCCGCCCTTACCGCGCTCTATGACAAAGGATTTCGGGAGGTTTCCGGGCCTCAGGTACATAAACCGTGCGTTAATCATGGTGTCTGTGCCTCCAGACGTTCCCGGTGCGGTCATTCTCCATCATGCCTGTGTAGAAGTACGGCGGCTTCTTGCAGCAGTCAGGCGGCTGCGGAACGGACGCTGCACCCAGAGACACCTCTTTTTTGAGGTCTTTGTACATCTCTTTCCAGAGCTTCGCTCGCTCTTGGAGGTACAACGTCAGCGGGCCGGTCTTGGTGTCCACCTCATAGCTGAAACGGTGCGCCAGACTTTCCAGCAGCATCAGTTTGGCCCTTTTCCACGATTTCGGGTAAGCAGAGATGGCGGCCTCAATTTCCTCATCGGTCAGGGCCGTGGTGTCAGGGCCTCCCTCTGTGGCGGTATCGCCCAGCTCAAACCGCATCCTATCCTTGCCATACTCAGCAATGGCAGAGGGGTCGTAATTGTAGCTTTTTGCCATACAGTGCGCTCCTTGTCAGCTCATCGTGCCTTGTCAGGCGGGTGGGAAGCCTCAGAGCCGCCGTTTGCATCAGCAGAGGGATGCAGGGCAGCGGCGCGGGCCTTGGCCGCTGCACGGACGCTTTTGCGGCTGTCTGTGGCATGGATAAGGATGAGGACATTCTCGTCCTCGACATCCTGCAGCATGGCAGCAGCCTCATCAGCCGTGGACTGCTGAAGGGCAAAAATAAAGGCCGCACCATCCACAGGGATGGGAACGGTCAAATCGTCATCGCCCTTGATGGGGACATAGAGCACGCTGCCGGAGTTTTCCCCGGCGGGTGCAGCAGCTCCAGCAGCAGGCTCATCGGTCTGCTCCACGATATAGCCGCAGGAAGTCAGAGAGCGCACACGGGAGGGCAGCACAGCACCATCAGGGATTGCATCACCGGGCTGGTAGGTTACGCCGCCCAGAGAAAGAGCTTTCCGGCAGATATAGCTCATGTCGGCACCTCCGTTACACGCACTTGGACAGATAGCAGGCAAGGTCGTCAGAGGTCTTGCGCATATCAGTAGACAGCAGACCCTCGACAAACTCGGTGTGGGTTGCAGGGTCGCCCTCGAAAGAGCTGATGGCCATGTAGTTGCCATTGCCGAGCATATCCCAAGTGAACGTGTAGCCTGCGGAAGGCTCATCCAGCTGCGGATGGTCGGTGACGTAGCACAGCAGTGCGCCATCGCTCTCGCAGATGAAGTCCATATCATCAGGCTGGCCCTCGGCCGCCTTGTTGTGGGTAGCCATCAGGACGTGCACCTCATCGAAGCCCAGCAGCTGCGCCAGAACATTCTCGTTGACGGTGGCAGGGTTCGGGGTGGAACCGCCATACTTCACGCGCTCCAGAATGTCCGGGTGAGCCTTCAGGCCCAGATACGAATCATAGCCGAGGCACAGCTTGTTCGGGGTGCGGCGGCCATCCAGACGAATCTCACGCTTGCGCTCATCGAAGAAATGCACCGGGTCAAAGTTGGCATCGGTGAACTTCAGGAACTGCTTGCCAGAGGGAGAACTGGCAACGCCAGTATACTCATTGTCCCACACGCCAGTCCGGAAGAACTTCTCGGCGAACAGGAGGTCGAGGTGCAGCAGCATCTGCTCATTGACGAAGCGAACGCTGGAGCGGCGCGGGTCAATGGAAGCAGGGGCACCAGAGCGGGAGTAGTCCAGAGCACCGATCTCGTCAACGCCGACCAGAATCTGGTCAACCTCGCACTTGTAGGTGCTGTCGGTGTGGCCGCGCTTTGCAGGCTGCACCTTACCGAAAGCAGGCTTGCGCTGCACGTTGTCACGGGAGATGTCGCCTTTCAGGAACTCATAGTAGAAGCCAGTGGTGAACGGCACAGGACACATCGGGAAAATCTTGGTTGCAACGTAGTCTTTGGGGTCGGCAAAGGCTGCCATGCTCATGTTGGACAGGTAGCGGTTCGGCTTCCAGCCCTTTGCAATAGCAGCCATGATGCCGGCAGCATTGTTCATATTGTCTCTCATAAGGTTTTACCTCTCTTTCTCCGGTCAGGAAGCCTTGGGCTTGTAGCCGGACTTTGTGAGCTGAACAGAAACAACCGTGCCAGCAGCTGCGGCAGCAGACAGGGCAATGCCCACGATGAACTGGCCGTCAGTAGCCTTCACAGCCTTGCCAGCGGCATCCGTGGCCAGCTCATCACCGGCAGCAATAGTGCCGCCAGCAATCCACTTGCCAATGTCCTTGACCTGAATAGTCAGGGAACTGCCAGCATCAGCGGCAGCGTCGTTGGTAAACAGAGACAGGCCCAGCACGTTTGCGCCAGCGGTGGGCAGGGCCAGCTTGCCTTCGCTCAGGGCCAGAGCAATGCCCTGAACTCCTTCCAGCTTCTCCTTCGCCTTGAAGGTCACGGTTGCGCTCTCATTGATGGTAGAGCCGATAAAAGTAACGTCTGCCATGTTTTAGCCCTCCTTCTCACACTCAGCACGCAGGGCGGGGTCGTTCAGCAGAACTTCGTCCAGAGCCTGAGCCTTGGTGACATTCTTGGACTTCATCAGCTCCACAGCCTTCGCCTCGGCGCGCGTCCAAGCATCCGGGGCAGAGCCGTTGCCACGCTTGCCGACCTCAGAGAAGGCAGTGGAGGTGTTGGCCATCTTCACGGCCTCGTCCAGAACGGCCAGATAGTCGTTATAGGCAGTGCCGCCGGCAGCCTTCATGGACTTCAGGACAGGGAAAAGCTCATCTTCCTTCTTGCCAATGATGGCGTACTTCTTGGCAACCTCACGCAGCTCACGATCGAGAGAATCCTCGCGGAACTTGCGCAGAGAATCCAGCTCAGCCTGCACAGCAGGGTCAAGCTGGGCGTATGCGGGGGCCGCCGGAGCTGCCGGTGCAGCGGGAGTGGTCAGGCTCTTTGCCACATCAGGAGCAGGAGCAGCAGGGGCGGCAGGGGCCGCCGCGGGCGGGGTCTGGCACTCATCAGAGCCGTAACGCTTCTCGATAGACTCGAAAAACGCCAGCTCGGCAGGGGTCATCTTGGACTTGTCGATTTTCATGGTATCGTCTCCTTCCGGCTCATCGCCGTTGTTTTTGGCCGCAGTGTCCTTGGATACGGGGGCATCCCCAGAGTGATTGTGCTTCTCAATCTGTTCGTTGATGGCATCCACAGCAGCCTTTGCAAGAGCAACGGTTGCATCATCCACAGGGATATTCTTCAGCACGACATTGGCCACCTTGCCAGCGGACCACTGCTCTGCAAAGTTCTTTGCGGCCGCATTGAACTCGTCAAGGCTTTCCAACATCGCGGTTTTGGTCGCATCCCCATCCAGCTCGTTATCGTTCAGGATGGAACAGATAGACTGATTGAGTGCAAAGCATACATCCCAGACCTCATCGCACACCCGGCGGTTTTTCATCTCGCCGTATGCCTCGGTAAACCCGACAGAGTTTTTCTGTACATCCTGCTCAGCACTTACCGGCTCCTGCGCCACACCAAACATCTTCGCAAGTCCAGAAGAAAGCCGCTTGAAGAATCCAGTGCCCTCAGAGTTATCAGCTCCGGCACCGGGTTCAGCAGCGGCATCATCTTTTCGTTTGAAGAGCTTGATAAAAGCGTCCGGGTTTGCGCCCTCATCTACAAAGTCAACATTCGTGACTTTCAGATGCTTCAGTTTTGTTGCCACGTTCATCCTCCTTTCTATCAGGGTGAATATAATTACAGCCGGGAGCTTTCACCCTCGGCTGGAATTATCACTGCTGTTCGACTTCCACGCGCTCAGCTTCTCCCTCAATGGAGAACATAGTGTACTCGCCGCTCTTGACCTTCTCCCACACATCGCGGTCGGTGACATGGAATCCAATCCACCAGCCAACAGGAAGGGTGCCAGGTTCGAGGCCCAGAGCCTTCTGCTTTTCTTCGGTGAAAACGCAGCTTTCCACCAGCACGGCAACATCTCCTCGCTCGTGCATCTCGCCGCCTTCACGGTACAGCTCCACGAAACGGTAGGCAGCATTTTCGAGGTCTGCCGGGTCGATCATATCTTCCTGCCAGTCCTCAATCTGCTCGCCATCCACGCGGATGGCCACACTCGCCCAGCCAAAAGCCAGCATCCGCTCATCATCCCTTTTGGCGATGCGGAGGCCGTGCTTTTTCACGCTGCCTTCAGCAGGGGGCGTATCAGGGGGCGGCGTTGCCGCGATAAGGTCATTGAATGCAATCATCGGTGTCCTTTCTGCCAGTAGTCGGCTGGCTGTTCGACATATTCAACAGTACACCCGCAGCGAGGATGCGCCGGGGGCAGCATTTTCTGCCCGGCAAACAGGAGCCTGCCGGTATAGCTAAAGGAATCATCCATGCCGATTTCCATGCCGTCCAGAGCTTCGCAAGTTTCGCACACAGCGTCATCTCCAGATGTGCACCAAACCTTTATCATGGGGCCGAGAAGCCCGTCATGCTGTGCCTGCCGAATTCCAAGGTCTGCGCCTTGGTTGAAGGAAAAGGCAAGCTCAGTCTGTGCAATGGTGGCAGCTCTGTACTTGTGGGCCTTCTCAGCATACCGGGAGGCAGATTCGAGAGCTTTTGTCCGGGCGGCCTCAGCTTTCATTCGGGGGTGGTTGTCCTTGATGGAGGTCAGCACGGTTTCGTAATATCTCACAGTAGCGGCAGACTGCTGTGCAGTCAGACCGATACATGGGCGAATCAGGCGGGCCAGCTCATCAACGGTGTGTCCCTCGGTCATCTTCTGGGCCAGCAGAGTACGTATTGCTTCCCGCTGCACCTCAGAACTCCGGGTAACGAAAGAGGCTCCACGGCTGGCAATCCATTGCGCTGCGCCGGGGGCCTCAGTTTCAAAATAGAATTTATCGAGCTGCAGGAGGGCAGGCTGTGCCATAGCTCCAGCCGAAAGAGCTTTCATCCAGACAGCGGAAAACTCCTTGTCAACGAACGTGGAATAGTCCTGTGTGAACTCCATGAACACATCTTCGTCCAGCTCTCCCCTCAGGACAGCTTGCCGTATCTCTTTGTAAGAGAGGGCTTGCTTTTGGTCATCCCAGAGGCGGCAGAGCTTTTTGATGGGTTCGCCCTGCTCGTCAACGAGGTACTTTTCCAGCTTCTTCAGCACCGCGCTCTTTTTCTTGCTGCGCCGTGGGCGGGCCTTCCAGACCTCACCGGGATGCGGAATCCTTACCAGCATTCGCAACCCTCCCCAGACGCTTTTTTGCGGCCTCGATAGCCGCCTCGTCATCCTCCAGAGCATCGCTCTGCCCGGCGGCGGTCTTGGGCGGCTCAGGTTCAGGGTTGAGCCTGCGGCCATCCAGCAGCCTTGCCTCAGCAGGCACGGTGTCAGTGGTGCGCTTGGGCAGCCCACCGGTCTGACGCACAAACTCTTCCAAAGCCTCGTCAGGGATAAGGACACCCACGCCCACCATATCTTTGATATAGGTGGACAGCTCTTTGAGGTCAACGTCCTGAATGTCCCCGTGGGTCATCTTCGGATAGTCCGTGATGCCGGAGAACTTCTCGCCGTTGATGTCAATCAGGCCCGGAATACCGTGCGCGTTGAACTCTTCGCAGATGATGTCCAGATAAGCACCAATGGCCATTGCGAACAGGTTGGTCTTGTCGCTGCTCAAAGCAAAAGAGCCGACCTTTTCATGGCCCAGCTGGATAAAGTCAGCAAGGACAGTCTGGCTTATTTTGGTGTCATATCTCTCGATGATGGCGTTGGTATCAAACTGCCGGGAGCCGCCGGTGCTCATCAGCTCAAAGGAGTACCCGAAGGGCAGCACAACGCCCTCGCTCTCATCCCGGCGAACATTCTTCACCATGCCTTCCAGCCCGGTGCGCAGCTTGACCATATCTGGGTCGTCAGTATCCCAAGGGTTTACACCTTCCGGGGTGGTGATAACAGGCAGGCCAGCAAGGTCGCGCTCAATGCCGATGCCCTCTATCTCCTGAATACGCCGCTTAAAATACCAAGAGTGGTATGCGGTACGCAGGATAGAGCGGCCCTCAGGGTTGTCCTTGCGGCTCCGGGTACGGAACAGCAGGCACTTTTCGATTGGAATAGTAATCAGGCCAAAATCCGGCGGCGGCATCTGCGTCATGCCGGTGAGGTTGTCTTGGTCGTCATACTCCCACTGGTAAAGGGTTTCTTGGGAACGAATGGGCAGCTTGGCCCAGCCGATGAGACCATCAGAGAATTTGGAGTTGGTACGCTTATCTTTCGTTCGGCCCATGCGCCGTTTATAGACGATCTCGTGCAAGCTCCAGCCATAGGTGAGGAAAGACAGGATTTCGGAGATGGTGTCCGTCCACGTCATGTCCATATCTTCCATGCAGCTCTGCACGAACTCAGCAGCTTCTCTGTCCTTGGCCGTGCTGCCGCCCGGCTCCACATTCCAACTGGCCTGCCGCACGAGCATCTCAACAGCAAAGAGGATTGCACCAACGGTTTCGTCATTGTTAGACATCTCGGTGAAAACCTCAGCACCTTTGCGGCCTCTCAGTTCGGAAAGAAACTCCTCGTAGAAGATACCGCCGTATCTGCGCTGGCCAATACGACCCAGCTCCTCAGAACCTTTGCTCATAGCGGTTCGCCTCCTTTCTCGTTATTTGTTTTTCCAGTAGCTGGCCTTTTGCAGCCCGCCGGAAGTAGGGGGCGCGGCAGCCACCGCGCTGCTCTCCAGCTCAGCAAAAGCGGAAGAGCCTGCATCGACCATATCTTTGAATTTGGATTCGGGGAAGCTCTCCAGCTCCGAGAAGTACATCTCGTTCCAGTCGGCCAGCAGGACATCGACATTGCCATGTTGCCACTGGGCGGCAAAAGGCTCAGCTCGAACCTCTTTGCTGCCAGATTCGGCAATAGTCTTGACGGGGAACCCGGCCAGCATCTTCACAAAGCTCTGGGCCTGCGCTTTACCAGCCTGTCCGGGGTCTTTCGGTAGCCTCTCCACAACGCGCTTATGAGTTTTCTTATCCATCTGGGCGGTCTGTTTGATGTGGGTGCGGACATCATCAGCAGACAGACGCTGGTTGGTGACATTCGCCACAATATAGCGGCCATTACGCCGCTTGCCCAGCAGAACGCTGGCGGTATAGGCAGGCTCTCCGTTCTCGTCCTCAGCAGTGGCGGCCAAATCCCAGCCACGCGCCCATGCGATAACATCTTTCGGCAGCTCATCCAGCAGGGTGACCTGACTGCGCTTGAAGTAGAGGCCCGCTGCCGCCTTGATCTTCCAGTTGCCGTTGAGCAGTCTTTCTCGTTCAACTTCCAGCAGGGCATTCAGGTTGGCGATATATCCGGGGTCGCTCTCCATCAGCACTTTGTTGTCTTGCAGGCGGGAGGCGATAAAAGTCACGCTCTTGCACTGCTCAGGGGTAACGCCGTGCTCTTTCTCCAGCTCCTCCACGCTCCCTGCAAAGTATATGGTGTCATTCAGAACGCACATATACCGCACCTGTCCGCTGCGCTCAGGGATGGGATAACCTGTATCTTGGTCAATCCACCAAGATATAAAATCGGCCACCCAGCTATCCGCATCGGGATTGCAGGTGGCTCGGACATAAGGCCGGATGCCGCAAGTAGAGCGGTTACGGCTCAGCATATAGAGGAACTGTTTGCGGCTGAAATGTGTCAGCTCGTCAAAGCCAAGGTAACAAATTTCTGTGCCCTGCCAGCCCTTCAGGTCATCATCGTTCGTGATGTGAGCGAAGTTCAGGCGGGCACCGCTTCCAAATGTCCAATGCAGCTTCGGGGTCATACCCGGCACTGCATCAGGCACAAGGTCGTAAATCTTATGGCTGGCATCCCAAAGGCCGCCCTGGGCTGTTATCTGGGTATAGGAGTGACGGAAGATAACGCCACCGAATCCCTTTACGCCCCTGTTCCGCAGTCCCTCCAGCAGCAGAGCATACGTCTTGCCACCGCCTGCGGCCCCTCCATAAATGACAATATCGGCTTTCGAGGCCATAAACATTGTCTGGGGGCCAGCCTGCGGCGCGATGGTTTCAGGCTCTCGCTTATCGCGGCCATTGTCCGGGATGCAGATGGGCATATACTCCACGGTGAAGTCTGGCCCAGAATCAACCCCGGCGGCTCCAGTGCCAAGTTCGCCTGTCAGCTCTCCCAACATCCGAACAGCGGTTGTGTCACCACCGAGAAGGGCCTTCTGAATCAGCCTTGCCATAATAGCGGCCCTGTACGTCTTATCCTCTTTGGACACTCCGTACAGTTCAAGGGTATTTCCAAGGTCTTTTCCAACGGGAGCGTCCATGAGCTGCTTTGCCAGCTCTTTCATGCTCTTCTTGGCTCTTTTGGCCTCTCCAGAGGCGATACCGGCCTTCCTTCCGCTCTCCACCGCTTTCTCACCGGTTTGGAACTGCCCAGCTTTCCGCTCCTCATCGGTCAAAACGTGTCTTGGCACTTCACCACCTTCCTCTCGTTTTCAGGGTGGAGAAGTCAGATGAAACAGACATCTTTCTGGCCTGCGAGTGCCAGCATCATCTCGTGGGCATACAGGTTCGGGCCGGTCATGCGGCAAGGAATGTCACACCCGGCCATATCGGTGGTGGCCCGGTTCTTCTTCTCCAAAATATCAGGGTCGAGAACGTGGCCGATGATCTGATACGGCTTGTGGCAGCAGTACATAACCTCGCCGCGCTCATTCAGCGCAATCTGCGCCCACGATGCAGTACAGGTATCTTCCTGCCGGTCAAGCAGTTCCCACTTGAAATTGAGAACAACACGGCCATCGTTCGCCGCCAGCTCCTTCACGACCTCCATCGTCTTTGCAGCCTGCTCCCTTGCCATAGCCATAACGTATGCCTGCCCGCCGGTGCTTTCGATAGGCCGGAACGAGATATAATCCACAGAGAGCGCATAATTGGCATCGTAGAAGCGTAAAACGTCATCGGGAGAGGTAACAACACACTGGATGCCCAAAGACGTTCTAGGGCTGTACTGGCGTTTCCATGCAGCGTAGTTCTGAATGTTCTTCACAACATCAGCGTACTTTCTCACGCCGCGCCGCTGTTCGTAGCTATCCTCATCCCAACCGTCAAGGCTCACTTTCAGGTAATCAGGCTTGGGCATCTTCAGCACGTTAAAATTCGTGTTGATGCCATAATGCAGGCCCCTCTTGTCCATCCAGTCAGTAATGCGGTCAAAATCAGGTGCAAGGGTAGGCTCTCCACCTCCCGTCAAGATGAAGCCTTCCACGCCCATTTCCTGCAGGCGGGTGGCATACTTGCGGAAGTCCTCAAAGCTCATGGCTCTTGCGCCTGGGTCAAGTTCCCACCGTCCGTATGTACAGTAGGGGCAGCGGTTGTTGCAAAAATTATTCAGGAAGATGTCTGCCGTGATAGGCTTATGTTCTCCCACGATGCGGCCAACGTGGGCAAGCATCTTATTCCCTGCGATGTTCTGCATCGTTCCTCTCCTTTCGGTATTTCTCGTTCAGAATTTTCGGCACACAGCAATCCCAGTTGATCTGATGGTGGGTGCGCTGGTGCTTTCCTCCCATTTTCCCAATCTCGATACAGGAGGGCATGGACATGACAGAATAGAACGACTTCGTATAGGTGCCGCTCTCTTTGTACGCCTCAGTCATACCGCCGGACAGGCTCTGCGTCTGAATCTGGGTGACCTGACAGCGCATAAACGTGAAAAAGAGTACGCCACGGCTTCCAAGGGTAGTGTAGGTGGTAACATCCTCGTTCATGGTTCCGCGGAACTCTACGGGCGTATCAGTCCTGCAAAACATACTGTTCATGCACTTCCGCTTCAGGCCCATCTTGTAGCCTCCGCCATTTACGCCGCCTATCATATCGCCGCCCTGCGCAAGGGCCACCATAGCAGCACCTGAAGCATCGAGGAAGGTAAGCATCGCCTCGAACAGACCATCCAGTTGCGGCCCAACCATAGACTTGCCTTTGAGCTTGGTTCCTTCCGGCCAGCGAATCAGAATGTCTTTGTAGTCATCATCCAGCATCAGGAAGTATTTGAGGCCCAGCTCCTTGGCTATGCGGAAGCTCTCGTTGCGGGCATACAGGATAGCGCGGTGTTCGCTCAGATTGTCCATCGTATCAGCACGGGCAACAGCAGCAGCCTTATCGAACATGATGACGTTCTCAGCTCCATACTTTTCACGGTACAGGTCGGCTTCGTCATCTTCGTTGTCGATGATAAAATAGACCTTTCCGGAAAACTTCTGACGCTTCAGGGTGTCCGCGGTCACTACGTTCTCGGCTCTCCCGTGGGTCAGGATGAACACAGCAAAATCGTCACGCAGCATGGCTCATTCCTCCATCAGCTCAGAAACCTTGCTGGAGAGGGCCACAAAGCCGTTGCGAATGGCATCCTCCTCGTCAATGATGACAAGGGCCGACTTTTCCATCAGCCCCTGCATCTCAGGGGAGGCGTGGGCGTAATACTCAGCAATCTTCCGATAATTGAAAACCGTATGCCGGCCTGCGGCTCTCAGCAGGAAGCCTTTCTCGTCAGGCCGCAGCTTCGATGCCTCAATCTCTGCAATGAGGTCATCAGTCTTGGAGGTATCATACAGGGCAGAGAGATCCGGGCACTCTCCAGTCGGCTCATACTGCGGAATGGTGGTTTCGGTGGTGTAGGGGTTATCGACCACGCCCTCGCTCAGGTCTACGGCTTCCAGAGCAAAGCCGAACTGCTCCATGTCGATGTTGGCAATGCTCTCCAGCTCTTTTGCCAGCTTCTCCTCATCCCACAGGGCCAGCTCGCCGGTCTTATTATCTGCCAGCCGGAAAGCATTGACCTGTTCTTCGCTCAGGTCATCGGCTACAACACAGGGCACGGTTTTGAGCTTCAGCTTCTTGGCGGCTTTGTAGCGGGTATGCCCTGCCACAATGACGTTGTTCTTATCCACAACGATGGGAACCTTGAAGCCAAACTCCTTGATGGAGGCGGCAACAGCATCCACAGCATCGTCATTCTGCCGGGGGTTGTTCTCATAGGGATGCAGCTCGGAAAGTTTCAGGCTTACGATGTCCACGGTCAGACCTCCCATGTATTTAGTATTTTTGCAAAAATAAAACCCCGCCGTGTGGGCAGGGTCATTGATGTTTTTGCGCTAATATGATACAATAAAGCCGTCCGGAGTAGAGTTTCCGGGCGGCTTTTTCGCTTTTCAGGCTCCCAGCTGCTGGCAGGCTTTCAGGGGAGCCTGATTTTTTTACACCTTGATTTTGCTATCGCGGATGATCTGTGCGGCTTCTTCAGGGGTCTTTGCAGTGGCCTCGATGAGCTTTGCAAGATTTTCCAGATACTGATTCAGTTCCGGGGTGGTCATTTCATCCATGTCCTCGCTTCCTTTCTGGATGAACCTTTTGCGGTTCCTCTCTACGCTACTATTATACTACTTTTTGTGTATTTTGTAAAGCGTTTTTAACGAAATTTTGGCGTATCCATGCACTTTTTAGACCGCATATTTGGCGCGGCAGAATAGAATCGAACTATCAACCGGCGGTTTTGGAGACCGCTGCTCTTCCAATTGAGCTACTGCCGTACAATGGCCGCCTTTCGGAATCGAACCTTCCGTGGCTACTCCCACGAACGCGCTCCACGTTGCGCTAGGGCGGCATCTGGTGACAATTTGTCACCAGTTCACTGCTCTCACGCGCTCCGCTTGCGCTAGGGCAGCATATAAAAATAGCCGATGGCTGGACTTGAACCAGCACCACAGAGCATCAGCCTCCCGGATGACAGGGGCCGGAAGGAATCAGCTCTGCGTATCGTCAGTGTGACGCGGGTTAAATGCCCGCCGCTCTGCATTGAGCTACAACGGCATATAAACAGCCCGTTCCTGCGGTGGTCAGCTCAGGAGCGGGCTGTTATTTTTGGACACACACGCGGGCGGCTGATAAGTACCGCCTTGGCGTTCCGGGGCCTCCGACTGGTAGAAAGCAAAAGTTTTGGAGGAATCCTAGAAAAGAAAGGTCTCGCCGTGTCAAAAGGAGAAAAGGAACCCAAGAGGTGCGCCGCGTATGGGTACCGCGGCAAGCTCCCGGTGGTTCATGGGACCATGTGTCCACTTCGGCCTACGGGGTCGGCCGGTTCTGGTGCAGATGGACGGAATCAAACCGCCACAACACGATGCCTGCTGCTGGTGCTGTCATTTCATACATCCGCATATAAAGAGCCACCTACACAGCATTGGCTGTTTCAGTGGCGCAGGGAACGCGATAAAGGGTAATGGGGAGGGCAGGCCAAACAGCTCGCGCAAGCCATCCGGCCCAGCCGAAGAACCTTCATCATGTCCGGCGCGTTTCCGCATTGCGCGGGTGCGCTTATGTCATTTTAGCACAGCCAGTGTACCGGCGGCAACACGGCGGCGCACCGATGGCACACCGGGAAGGCGTAAAAAATAAAGCTCAGGTTTTGTGCATATTGCGCATTATGCACAGTTCTTTGAGATGTCGGGCCAAATCTCTGCCAGAGCTTCCAGCCCATGCCGGATGCTATCGCAGGCAGTAGACTGTGCAACGCCCAGCTCTATGGATACATCCAGATACGTTTTGAGCTTGAAGTTGCCCTGTGCATCTTGGGTCTCGCACTCGATGTAATACGCTCTCAGCGCATCAGCATCCCGCAGGCTGGAGCTGGTCTCAGCATAGACAATGCAGAACGTCCGAGTGATAGCCTCAACACGCAGCTTGGTCAGCTCAGACATCATCCGGGACAGCTCCCGGCTCTCACCATCCACCCTGCACACGGCATCCAGAATCTTGTCCCCATTTCCCGGCGACACGGGCATACCGCTAAAGCTCTGGGTGACTCTGGTAGCAGCATCCAGCTGCCTCTGCACTTTTTCCTTCTGGATATTCACAGCCTCGGCCATATCGCGCAGCTTGCGGAACCACGCTCTAACCTCGGCCACTTCAGCCTGCTTCTCATCATCTCCGGCTTTCCACGCTCTGATCTTATCCATTTTGTTCCTCCCCGTTTTGCTTGAAAATAGATTGAAATAGCTTAACGGTAGCTTGAAGCGGTAAATCTATCCTTCAGCACCTCGTACACAGTTTTGCGGGCTTTTTCGGCCTGCTTGTCCTTGTCAGTAGCAAACTTGAACTCCATGGGCATAGATTCCTGCGGTTTCTCAATGCTCGCGGCTTTCCCAAACGCCTGCTGGATACTTTTGGCCAGCTTGGTGCCCATATCGTCCAGCATCTCAGGGGTTCCGGCAGCAGTTATCTGAATCTCATAGTCGGGAACTCTGTGCTTGTCACATAAGATGCGCTCCAGCTTTTCCACCCGGCGTTCCAGCTGCCGGATGCGCTTATTCTCTCGCTTGCTCATTGTTTCAACCCCCTTCAAACGAACTCTTTCGGCGGCAGCTCATACTCTGCGCCGATTTTCTTCCACATATGCAGGCAGTACGGGTGGATGTTGATGTTCGCGCTCTTGGGCGGGTGGAACTGGATAACGCACTCATCTTCACCCCAGAAGATGTCCTTGACCATGCACATTTCCTCCCATGTCGGGCAGCGGTTGCTCAGGCTCACGCTGACGTGTTCCCAGCCGCCTCCCCACGAGGCAATAATGGCCACAGCATGAAGCCTATACCGCGGGTGGTGCAGATAGCCCATCAGACCATCAAAGCCCTCCTTGACAACCAGCAGACGCGGGCTGCTCTTCATTTCCTCAATGCTTTTCATTGTTCATGCCCTCCAGAAACAGTAGCACACCGGGTGCCGCAAATCGGACGCGATATGCCTTCAGGTCATCCTGCGTGACGTACTTCCTTCCGAACAGATTTTTCATATCGCACCAGACCAGCCACGGAACCCTGTAATAGGCGTTTGCTCCAAAAGAGCAAAGGACAAAGGCCACACCACCAAGAAGCGTTGTGCGGCTCAGGCAGGCCGCCTGCGTGGATGATACACGGTCAAGCCCCATCTTTCCGCTGTTCGTGTGCTTCGCTTCAAAGGTCACGGCTGTGCCACCGGCCAGAATGCCCTTGTAGTCAGGCTGGGCCTGCTTGGTATAGCAGGCAAGGAAGCGGCCAGAGCGGTCAGCTCCTCCCAGAGGCTTCATCGGCTCAGGGGTCTTTTCGATGTCCGCAATGCCATTGGTGCGGTAATACTCGCAGGCAGAATTGATGAGGCTCTCAAAGCCAGCACCTTCGGCGCGGCTCCGTGCCCCGGTCATGCTCCGGCGCATGGTAGCGGATGTAATAGGTTTACGCATTGCCATTGTCGTTGCCCTCCTCGGCTTCCATCTGCCGCTTCAGCTCAGCAGCGTCCACAGTAACATACCGGGTGTGGCTGAGGATATTATCGGCCAGCACCTTGCTTTTTTCGTCCATCGAGTTTTCAAGGATGTTTGCAGCAGCCCTCATGCCGGCCACCACAAAGGGAAGGTCGGAGAAGTCAAACAGCTGAGCAAAGCCGCAAGCCTTGCCCACGATCTCCCCCATAGCCTCTGCCATGATGCGGCTGGCATCAGCATCTCGCCCGGCGGCGATGGCAAAGGCCATCTGCGAATTGTACGGAATCTTCGGTTTTTCGGTCATGTGTTTTAGTCCTCCCACAAAATAGCCTGCCCGCAGTTGCCGCAGCACTTATTCGGCTTGTCAAAATAGCCATACAGGTAATCGCTGGAACCGCAGTTCGGGCAGGAAAAGCCGTTTTTATATGGGCTGCGCGGAATCCTCAGCAGCAGGGCATCGTGGCCCATAGAGCAGGCTTCCTCGACAACGGAAAGGCTTTCATATCTCTCACGGTGCTTCGGGTCAAGAATCTCGGCGGCACGTTCAACGGGCATCTTCTCGCTCATCTTCCGGCCTCCAATACTCCACAAAGTAGACGTACCCAGTCTTGCCGCTGCGCTTCTCCTTGCCCCAGCTGACAGCATAGCCATTCTGGGCCAGAATCGCGGTCAGGGTGCGGCGGTCATCCACGAGGTTGCAGTCGATTTTGAAACGCTGTGCCATGTGCTCACATCCTTTCCGCTCTCGCTTCTTCATCCCACTTGTCCATCATAGAATCAAGGGCCCGATGCTCCAGACAGCCTGCCAGCACGTTTAGTGCCCGGAACTCCTCTGCGTTCATCTTTCCAGTACGGTACTGGATGTAAATCTCCCGGCGAGCGGTATCCAGAGCCTCCAGAACAGCATCGCCATCTTCCCAGTCGGTCAGGGATTCCAGTGTGGCAAGCTGCTTGACAAAATCGGTTTTATCCACGTTTCCACCTCCTCAGTGCCGAAGAAAGCTCTCCGGCAGCTCCAGCCAGTCCCGGACATCGTCCTCGCTCTGTCCACCATCCGCAAAAACATCCAGCACATTGGGCACCAACCGCCGTGCCATCTCCTCATCGTCCATGTCGCGGATGCAGTCAGCAACGGTGTTCTGGTCGCTCTCTCGGATGGTCAAGCTCAGCTTGACGGTAGAGCCATCGTGCCGTGTCCAAGAGCAGATAAGGCTCTGACCGCCGACCTTCTCCAGTGCGGTCAGCATCGTATCACGACAGGTTGCAATGATCTTCTCGCTCTCGTTCACGTCCATGTTATCGCCACTCCTTCCCGGTGGCCTTATCTCTCAGAGGGATTCGGCCCAGAATCTCAAATCCTGCAAGGTCGGCCACCTGACGCAGCAGGGGCACAAGGATACTGATTTGCAGCAGGGTCGCAGCATCCTTCTGACGCTCATCCTTGCGGATGTTCTTCATAGCTGCGGCGGGGGTCGGGTCGGCGTAATGCTCAGCATTCCGGCCCATATCGTTGTCACGGTTCATCGGGTCACGCTCCATTCTCCAACAGGTCAAACAGGGTGGGTGCATCTCGCTCAGCGTCTGCGCTCTCCAGATAGCCCACACCGTCCCGGAAATAATCAGGGTTCAGCTCTACGCCCTTACCACGGCGGCCCAGCTTCACGGCCTCATAGGGCACAGTGAACAGCCCTGCAAAGGGGTCAGCTACCAGCTCGCCCTCGTTGGAGTACCGCTCAATCAGCCGCTGCACAATATCCAGCTGGAGAGGGCAAACATGAAGGTTCTGCCGCCGCTGGCTCTGGGAGGTATTCAGGGTGCGCATACGCACAATATCATCCCAGACCGTCATATCCCAGCTTCCCGGGGCGACAACCATGAAGGTGGAAGGCAGCCGCCCGTCTTTATCCAGACTTTCGGCCAGCTTAACGTGCTCGGCGTAAGAATAGACGGTATCACGGCTGAATTTGCGGTAGACCGCCTGCAACTTCGAGGTGGGTATCTTCTCCAGTTCTTCCCGGGTAAAAGGCCGGTCACCGCTGGAACGCCAGAAAGCATGGGCGTCAATCTGCCACTGTGCACGGGTGTACTCCTCTTTGGACTTCTTCACGGGGGTATCAGCATAGCCGCGGCTGCGGTCAGTAGGCAGCTTGCGGAACAGCAAGATGTACTCAGGGCATCCAACGCCCATTTTTGTGCCATCTTTGCACTGCTCAGTCCAGCCCAATCTGTATGTTTGATTGTTTTCCCTCACCACATCGGTGACCACGGTAATCATCCCAAAGTACGCAAAGCCATGCTTCCGGAAATGGGCAATGCAGTCAGCATGGAACGGCTCAATGGTAGGCGCAGCCAGCCCGGTGACATTGGCGAACTCCACGCGGTCTTTGACATGAATCGCAGCCACGCGGCCCGGCTTCAGAGTCCGCAGCAGCTCAGGGGTGAGGAAGTCCATCTGCTTGAAGAATTCATCATCGTTCGGGTTGTGTCCGAAGTCATTATACGATGGAGAATATTCGTAATGGTTCCCGAAGGGAATGCTGGTCACATACAGGTCGATGCTGTCTGTCGGCCAGCTCCGCACCTCTTCCACACAGTCGTTGTTGATGGCCGTATAATTGTTTCCCTTAACTTCCACACGCTCACATCCTATCGTTCGTTTCAGGGCCTCCAGAGCAAGACTTCCGAGGCCGTACTCCTTTATGATTTCTTCCATCTTCTCACTCAGCTCATCATACTGCCGCCACTTGCGCTGCAAGGCAAGCAACACCTCTGTTTCGGTGTCCATATACAAGATGTCGATGATGACATGGGCTTTCTGCAAAAATCGGTAGATACGGTGAATGGCTTGGATGAAGTCATTAAACTCGTAGTCCACCCCCATGAAAATTTCCCTGTGACAGAATCTCTGGAAATTGCATCCAGAGCCTGACAGGCTCTTTTTCGTGCCAAAGATACGGGTACGGCCCTGCGCAAAATCCATGACGCGCTGCTCGCGGGCCTCCAGCTCCATGCTTCCGTAGATGTCCACCATCTCAGGCACAGCCTTTTTGAGAGCCTTGCGCTCATCTTCGAGGTCGTGCCAGACCACGAAATGCTCATCGGCAGGAGCTTCGGCAATGATACGGGCCACCTCAGCAGCACGGATGTCAATGCTATCCCGCTTCTCTTTGGCAGCATCAGACAGCCCCATTGCAGCATCATGGCCGAGCTTCATCTGGCCGTCAGCCTCAAACTCCGCGGGGCGGTCAAGACTGTTGAGCTTGTGGTATCGGATGTCCATCGGGGGCAGGGCATAGCCTTCATCCGAAAAGCCAAGGTCAGAAGGTTTCTGGAGGAACAAGCCCCAGCTGGCGCACCAAATCCAAAACTCGCGCTCGCGGCCCGGGTACAGGGTCAGGTTGTTCGCCTTGGTGGAATCCCGCTTGAAAAAACGGGTAAGGGCCTGCCCGGTGTCCATAACCTCCAAAAAGCCTGCATAGTGAATCAGCTCTTTATACCGGTTCGGGGAAGGCGTGGCCGTATTGGTCAACTTATACTTGACCCCCTTGAACTTCAGCATAAAGCTCTGGTACGTTTTGCTGCCGAAGCTGCGCAAGGTGGCCGCCTCATCCAGAGAAACAGCGGTAAAGCGGTGCGGGTCAATATCGCCGTCCCGGACGCGCTCATAGTTCGTCAGGACAATGGGTGCGCCACTGGCCTCCACCTCTGCCATCGTGCGGCAGTAGGGAGGTTCGGCCATCCCCAGCAAATTCACAGCATCTGCCTTGAACTCAGGCAGCACGTTCAGGGGCATCACGATGAGTACCTGTCCACCCTCATGCTTCTGCAGGATGCGGCACCATTCGAGCTGCATGGCGGTCTTTCCCAGACCAAACCGGGCAAAGATACCCCGGCGGCCCCCACGCAGCGCCCACAGGACACTGACGCGCTGGTGGTCTTTCAGCGCAGGGTTGACCTCGGACGGGTCGATCTCAATGCCAGACATGGGCGCGATGTCAATTTTCTGCTCCAGAAACTCGCGGTAATTCATAACGCACACCCCCTTTCTGAGGCTCCAGCTTTGCCCCACAGCAGGGGCAGACATCAACATGGCGCGGCGGCATCCTGTCAACCAGATACCCGGCAGACACGCCCAGAGCTTCCGCAAACTTGCGGATAGCTTCAATGCCAGGCATTATGCCGCCCCTCTCATACAGACTTACGACCTGAAAATCAGTTCCCAGCCTATACGCAAGCTCTTTCTGGCTCAGGCCGGCAGCCACACGGCAGGCTTTCAGCCTCTCGCAAAAAATTCTGTCCATTGATTTCATCTCCCATTTGGTTTTATTCGGGTTTGTGTTCCTCAAAAATCCCAGTCGGAAGGGACACCGAGGCGGCATTCTCCATCGCCATCATTGCTGGTCGGCTTATCAAACGGGCACCCCGGGCAGCCATTTCCAGCCGCCAAATGGCAGTGGCAAGCATCCATCAAGAAATGGGCCAAATCTTCGAGGCCCATCACCTCACAGGCATCTTGGTTTGCCTTGCGTAGCAGCTCCATCGCCTTGTCCTGCTCCTGCTTGGATTCGCAGTGAATGGTGATGTCGTAGGTATCATCATAGACAGCCCACTTGCCGTCTTTCCGGCAGAACAGCACCAGCTCTTTTTCGTTGCTCATGTCCACATCTCCCGTAAGTCCTTTTCGACCTGTGCGGATTTTGCTTCGAGATACTCTGCAAACTCTTCCGGGGCCATGCCCTCGTTCTTGAACTCGCCGACCATCTCCCAGTACCTGTCACCAACGCGGATGATCTTCTGCACCTGCTCATCGGTCAGGCCCAGCTCACACCGCAGATTCTGAATCAGGGCACCCCATGTGATGGCTATGCCATCCAGAGCCATGATGAAACCGTGGAGCTGATTCTGCCGCATGATCTTCCTCATGTTGGTGGTCATCGCCGCTTTTCCGCACGGCTGGCGGCTCCCGAATTTACCCATTGTTCTTTTCCTCCAGTTCAGGGCCTGTGATGTTGGGCATCCAGTGGGTGACATCATCCAGAGGGATGCACTCTCTGTTCTCGGCCCAATCTCCGTTGTCATACATGAATGCGGTCAAGATAGCACCATCGGAGCAGTACGCGATGACATCAACATTCGGGTCAGGCGGGTCTTTCTTTGCATCTCTCCAGAGCTGGCAGGCCATTTCCTGCGGGTCAGCTTCAGGCAGGGCATCAATGACCCTGTTCACATCTTCCAATGTCTTGACGTAGCCCAGAGTGGCCTCCGCGAAAAGATGTTGCTTCAGGGTTTCAGCCTCAAGATATTTCCGCTTGCTCATGCCACGCCCTCCTTTTTCAGCTTCTCAGGCAGCGGCATCCAGCCCATCACGGGATAATCTACCCGGTTGTTGTAGACTTCGTCCTGATTGAAGTGTCGATATTCCCACCACCCTTTGGGGATGATGTAATCATCATGTTCTTCATCCAGCTTGCCCCATGCTGCAAGCTCATCCCAGTAAAAAATGCTATCTTGGGATAAGAGCGTTCCATCTTCGTAGTGGGCCGTTGTGATTCCGCATTCTCCAGATGCGGTCTGATACATAATCAGCACTTCTTCTTCGACCTTCGGCGGGTCGGTTTCCGGGTCTCTCCATACGGGCTGCAGGTTCTTGAGGTCAACAACCGGGGCAATCTCGACAAGAGATGACGGAACGCCATGAAAAGCAGCGTTGCCCTTGGTGATAATCATAACTTCGTGCTTGAGCAGCTCGTCACGGTCAATCAACGTCATACGGCACGTCCTCCATTCTGAATCCGCACATAGGGCAAAACGGCGTTTTGAGGCTGCACGGATTGATCTCCCTGCATTCCGGGTTCGTGCAGCGCGTTGTAGGTACAAACCACGATCCGTCTTTACCGATATGGTCTTTGTACGAGCCGGGAACATCTTCCCAGTGCGCCACAGGCCGCAGCGTTTTCGGGTCGATTGTGGGAAGTTTTTCAAGGTCAGACAGCTCATCTTCGATGCTTTCACAGAACAAGATATCGGCAGCCTTACCCTTGGCCTCCTCTTCTGCGAGGTCTTTTTTGAGGTCAGCTTCCAGTTCGCCAACATCGGCCAGCCGGGTGATCTTCTTTTCCTCAGCCATCTTTTGCCACCTCCTGAGGCTCCGCCTTCAGTGTGGGAGCGGCAAAGATACAGCTGATGGGCACAGCATACACGCCTGAGCCATCCTCCTCTTTGCAGTAGATGGCCTGCTTCAGCAGCTCGTTGGCATCCACAGGGCGAACATCATTTGCCATCGTCCTGCGCCTCCTCTCCAACCTTCCAGCCGATAAGGTCGCAGATGCAAGCCTTATCCTTTTTGCACCAGTGGATGATAAACCGATCAGGAAGGAACGACCCGTGAAATACGCTTGTAACACCGTCTCCTCCCAGAGTTTCGGTAATGTCTTTGATGGCCCAGTTCACATCCTGCGTGACATCCACTTTTTCCTCGAAGATACATCCACAGTTGCGGCACTTAAAAAGGCCGGTCCTTCTCTCAGTCATTCGTCTGCACCTCCTCAGGCTCCAGCATCTTCCGGCTGCAGCTCTGGTTATAGCAGACAGGGCAGCAATAATGCAGATACTTCACCCCGGCCAGAATCTCCGGCGGCTGGCACATAACCATCGGCCTGCCGCAGTTCTGGCAGACAGGCCAGCCCAGTACGGCAATGTTCTTGCGCTCTGCAAGGCGTTTCTTCCAGCGTGGGTATTTTTCCTGTGCCTTCTCCCAGCATTCTTCGTAAAGCTCCTGCATGGCAAAGCCGTTCACAGGCTCGCCCAGCAGGGCATAGATGCTGTTCAGGACATCCCCGAACTCCTCTTTCAGATTCTCCCAGCACTCTTCGATTGTCTTGGGAGTAGGGTTCGTGCCATCCAGAGCGCGGCGCAGCTTCAGCGCGGCCTGCGCACATTCGGAATGCTCTTCGGCCATCTGCGCCAGAATCTCGGTCGGGGGCAAAATCTCCGAGACCTTCTTTTCTTCATCCATTGTGTAACACCTCTGTTTTTTCGATTTTCAGCTTCTCAGCAGGAAGCTCCGGGTGGAAGTTCCGGGCAGCGAAAAGGGCCACTTCCTCAGCCTCTTTCCGGTTCTCAGCCTTCACCTCATACCAGCCGAGGTCGGCAAAGGTGATTTTGTACGTCATGGTCATGCGCTGTCCCTCCCAACAAAAACGCCTGCGTAAAGGCTTTTGCCCACATGGTAGTGATAATACTCGTGGCCGGTTGGAATGCCCTCAGAAGGCTTCTGTGTAGGTCTGAGTGCCATCTGGTGTCCTCCGACCAGAATGAAATACTCCACACCGCTTACAAGTCGCTGCATCCAGCCTTCCGCAGGCTCAGCAGTGAAGCTGCGGCCATCCATACAGCAGACCGCCACGGCGGGCTGTGCGGGAAGGGAGAAAAAGGAAAGCTGCTCAACTTCCATCGCCTGTCACCTCCACCGGGATGGTTCGACCCGCACAGGCTCGAACTCATCAAATTCCGGGTAATACCTTCTGGCCATCTCCACAGCCTTGTGCTCAGCGTCCTTCTCGTTGGCCGCCTGCACATTATCCCAGCAGTGGAGGTCTGTGCCGCCCTCGTTGCGGCACTCCACCAAAACCCTGAACTTACCCATTGGCTGCCTCCAGTCCGGCCGGGGTGGTCCCGGCTCTCAGGCGGGCAGCCTCCCTCGGCATAGTAGAAATATCACCCTGCGCCTGCTTCAGGAACTCCACCCGGCGGTATGTAAGGTCAGGCGTTCGGGCCAGCTCTTCCAGCCCTCCAACGCTGCCAGCATACTTCTTGGCTGCCGGTGGCAGGCTCTCGAACAGCTTCTTCAGCTCTTCTGTGCCATCGCTCCGTATCAGGCCGCCACGTTCGTCAATCCCTACCACCATCGGCCAGTTGCGCCAGCTGATGTACTTCTGCGCCTTATAGGCGGCATCTGCCAGAGCGGACCACTCAGTATCCGGGTTGATTCCCTGTGTGAGCTGGTCGAAGATGTCAGCCACGGTGATGGGGAACTTGCACACCCTGTTCGCGGCCAGAAAAGCCCTTTTGACCACCTCGCCGGGATAGTCCCGGAACTGGTACGTCCAGACATCCAGCATGATCTCCATCTCGGCATCGGTCAGGGGTTTCGAGCCGAGCTTATATAGAACGAAGTTCATCTGGATGAGCTTTGCGGCATCTTCTTTTGTCATTCAAACCCTCTTTCCTTGTCCATCTTTGCCAGTACGCGGTCGAGCTGGCTTCCTACATCCTCAGCAGGCTTCCGGGCGTTTCCAGCCCGGTTGCCTTGTTGCTGGCGGCTCTGGTACTGCTCATCACTTGCGGCAGCATCTCCGGGAGTGCGGATGCCTTCATGTTTCCAGTTCCGCAAAATCCCATCGACATAGTTCCACGACCTCCTGCCTGCTTCCGCAGCCTTATCAATAGCCAACAGAATCATCTCAGCACTGAACACTTCTCGCCAGCCTTGCAGTTTCTCCAGAGCAGACCTCGGAAACATCCCAATAGAAGATTCGTATCGCTGAACTATCTGGGCAAGCTCAGAATCAGCACCGCTTTGCTTAACAACAACAGTAGGTATATCTGATACGTTAGTATCAGAGTAATCTTTAATCTTTAATATTGGGGGGCTATGGGTTTCCGTGGGTTCCCCATGGGTTGCCATGGGTTTTTCAGAAAACCCATCGGTTTTTTCGGTTTCTTTTGAAAACCCATCGGTTTTTTCGGTTTCTTTTGAAAACCCATCGGTTTCTTTGGGTTTTCTTGGCCTTCCACCTTTGCGCCCATTTTCACGGTTCACCAAGACGGTGTGGCGGTAAAACTCGATATTATCATCCATAGCTTTGCGCTGAGATTCAAAGGCAAGCAGCTCGATATCCGACAAGCCTTCCGGCTCGGTTCCGCTCTCCACATAGTCCTTCATGGCGTTGATAACATGACGAAACTCTGCATCGGGCAGAATATTCAGCAGCTTAAAGGATGTGAACAGCAGCAGCAATCCCTTTGGGCGAATGTCCTCAGTTTCGCCACCCATCGGCCCACCTCCTTTCTTCAGTTATAGGAATCAGAACGGGAGGCCATCAGCATCGTCATTGATAATGCGGTCAGCATCATCGGCATACTGCTGGGCAACGGGGGCAGGCTGAGAAGCTACCGGGGCTGGTTCTGCATCAAAAGGTGTGGGGCCTTCCTCTTCAGTAAAGCCATCAGCTGCAGCCGCAGCAGGCTCTCCAGCAGGGGCAGCCGGCTGCATCAGGTCAATGGCCATCTGCACCCATCTGGCATTGACAAGGCCGCCAACGACCACCCCGTCAACATCCAGAAGGCTCCAGTACGTCTTGCCGTTGGCCTCCCGGCTTTTCAGCTCCTTACCGCAGACCTCCACAAAGTCGCCCTTCTGCAACAGGCCATCCCACCGGTCGAGATTCTTCCAAAGGCAGCACTCCACAAACACACTGTTCCATTTGCCAGATTCGTCCTTTACGCTGTGGGCCTTTACGCTCAGGCTCAGGAAGGAGTTGCCGCTTTTGGTTTCCTTCATTTCGGGGTCACGGGTCAGGGTTCCGGTAACTTTCGTTCCGGTGCTGGTCTTGATAATCACTGCTCATCGCCTCCAGTTCCAGCATTTGCAAAGGGGTCGCCCTCAACTTCGTCAGCTTCAACGGCCAGCGGTGCAGGCTCTTCCTTCTTGGGCTTCTGGATGCGGCGGCGGGGAGGAACAGTGCCAGCAGCGGCGGCTTCCTCAGCAGACAGCTCACGGAACCCGGCTTCTACATCCACAGGAACCTCGCTCTCGTCAATCAGGCCGCCAAAGGTAGCAGGGAAGGCTTCACGCAGGGTATGGACCAGAGCAACCTTGCGAATCATAGTCGCAGGCTTGGTCACCCACAGGGATTTTTTGGTGTCATACTCACTGAAGTTTACTTCCTCGTAGAACGGGCGGGAACGGTCCTTGCGGTAGGTCTTGGCCCAGCCTCCGACCAGAGTTTCGCCCTGATAGACGATAGAGCCTTCACGATGAATCAGCTCTCCAGCAGCTTCATCCATAACAATGACGCCGGCCTCAAAGCCATCATACTGCGGGTGCGCCTCTGCCATCTTCATGTAGCAGGTCTTGCCCAGCACAATTGTGGAGGCGGAATCGCTGTTCTTGGTGTCGTAGTGGATGAGGTAGCACTCTTTCGTGAAGGGGTTGAGGTGGTACTGCTTGCACGTTTCCAAGAAGATACGGCACTCGGCGATGGTGGCTTCCTTGCAGATAAAGTTCCGCACATCATCAAAGGTGACGGTCATGCGCTGGCCGTCCATCGCCTCGATCTCCACAGGGGCAGAAGATACAGCAGGCTGCATGGCCTCATTCTGCTGCCGCGCCTGGGTGACAAAAGAACGGCCCTGCGTGGTGGTTACGGTAGTAGTGGCACCATTGCCACCGGCTCTTGAAGTGAATCCCATAATAATTGACCTCCCATAAATTAAAATTATTTGATGCAGCCAAAACGGAAACCGCGCTCAGCAGCTCCCTTTTTGAACCACTCAATGTCCTGCGGGGTAAACTCAACCCAGAAGCGGTAGCGGTTGCGCTCAGGTTCTGCAACAGGTTCAGGCTGCTCAGCATCCACAGCAGCTTCGTTCACGGCTTTGAAATCCAGCCGTCCCTCCGAGGTAATAAACATCTTGGCTTGCGTTGCAGCAGCCGCGCGAGCCTTCATTTCGCGTTCCTCATCGGTGGGCTGAACAAAGACAGGAGCAGCAGCACGGGCGCGTTCTGCGGCAATTCTGGCCGCCTCAGATTCACGCTGAGCTGCGCGAGACTTTTCACGGCGGTTGTACTCTCGCATAGCTTCGTTGACGCTCAGGCTCTTCAGGTATTCCGTGGTGCAGGCTTCCACATCTTCACCACAGGTATCTCGAATGGCCTCCATATCGCTCTTGATGTCCTCAATAGCCTGCCGCAGGTCTTTTGTGGCCTTGCTCAGGTCATAGGTCTTGTTGAGCCACTGGGGAACCAGCAACCGCTCGAACGGAATGAGCGGCTCCAGCTCCCCGATGCTGTCACGGTAGACCAAACGCAGGCTGGAGGCTTTTTCCTCCCTCTCAGCCTGCTCCACAGCTTTCACCTGTGTATCAATGGCCCCGGACACCTGTGCACACTGGGCCTGCATCTTCTTGATGCTGCCCTGAAAGTCCTCCAGAGGCTTCATGTACAGCTTCTTTGCAGCGGTCAGAGATGCGCCAAGCTGCTTGTTCCAAGCATTGACCTTGGCACGATCTTCTTTGGCTCCCTTGATGCTCTCCGGGGTATACACCCGGCCAGTATAGGCAGCAAGCATTTCGTCAAGGTTCCGCTGGACTTCCTCTTCGTTCCAGCTCATGGCCGGAATGACCGGGCTTTGCACCCGGACGGTCAATTCATTCGTCATCGGCTTCATCCTCCCATTTTTCGTTTTCGGCCTCCAGCTCAGCAGCCTCAGCCATCTGAGCATCGGTCATAAAGTAATAGCCATCGGGCGGCTCCATCGGAGGTGCGTACCCATCAAGGGCAATGTCGTACATTCCCCAGCTCACAGGTCAGCCCACCTTCCGGCTGTCATCACTGCGGCTCTGGCTGTTCTTCACACGCCCATAAGGGCTGCTACGGGTGAATCGCTTATTGTCCTCATACATCCCATGCAGAGAGAGTGCCAGACCAAATGCCAGCGAGAACAGAATCAGCGGGGCGGCCTTGGCGGCCTCAGCAGCTTCCCACTGGCCGTATGCAACAAGAGCGTACTGCATGGCCTGATTCATCCAGACCACAACTTGACCGGCTCCAATCAGTGCCAGAGCTGCAACAGCCAGACCTTCGGCCTTCCGCATAAACCTACGCATTTTCGTTTCCTCCTACGTCTCAAACATCAAGCAGTATCTTTTTCGTTTCCTACGGGGTGCAGGGGTGCCAGAGGCTTGGGGTCATCCTTATGGACCTTGTAATACTCCAAATCCTCAGCCTTGAAATACAGTCTGCTCTTGCTGCCCTTCTCACCGCGAGTGTAGGCAGTGAGCTTGCCCTCCCTACGGAGCTGAAGCACCCTAGAGCGGTGAACGCCCAGAACCTCAGCAGCTTGGTCGGTGTTGTAGTATCCAGATTCGGGCACATTTCCCACCTCCTTTCTGTGTTTTCATATCAGCAGGCAAAACAAGCATAAATGAATTTCTTCGCATTGCAGTTGCTTTTCTTTGCCTTTGCTTTTCCCATCATCTCAGTGCTATACCACGCCTTTGCAAAGCTCAGCATCTCCAGACTGTGCCGTGCCTTCGCAAGGCCGTTCAGAACTGTCCATCGCCACTGCATATCAAAGCATCGCCATGCGTTTTCTCGCCTTTCTCTGCTGTTGCAGGGTATCGCATAGCTGCTCCACGCCTTGGCTGCTCATCGCCCTCCCCAGCCATGCCCTTGCCGCGCCCTGCCTCTCTAGGCAATGCCATTGCAAAGCATATCGCCTCGATTCGGAGCTATTCCTTTGCAGAGCGAGGGCATTCTCTGCTTTGCCATTGCTTCACTCTTCCATGCGGTTCCTTTGCGCTGCGCCACGTCTCAAGGCAGTGCCATAGCCATGCTATTATCAGCAATTCCGAGCTGTGCCTTGGCGAAGCGAACCAGAGCGTACCGATGCCACTGCATTCAGTCAAGAATCTCGTAGGTGAAGCGGCCCTTACCAGAGTTGCGCCACTGGCCAATGCCACGCATTGCTCCATAGTTCAGCCATTCCAAAACGGCCTTTTCGTGGGAATCATCCATGCACAGTACCTCAAACTCACAGGTGGAGCCTGCAGGAATCTGCTCAGAGTTGGCAAGGCTGACACGCTCGCCCTGTGCAGTCTGGGCACGGAGAGGGCGCTGGCACTCAGACATCTCACCACTAAAGCAAATAGGAATCATCCGGGGCGAAACAAAAATCAGACCATCAATGACCTTCTTGTAGGCGGTGATCTTGCCAGATTCGTTCACGGCCTTTTTCTTGCCGGTCTCGGTCTTGCCACCAATGCGGCCCAGCATCCCGCAGGAATCTTTGAAGAATCCCTTAATCTGGTAGTCGTACAGAACAGGCTGTCCGGCTTCATTCCGGGGGAACACAGTCATGCCCTTGTCTGCCACAGCATCAGCTCCCAGAGCTGCCACCTCATCTTCGACAGTAGCAGCATCAGGGGACTTGCTGGCGATGAACTCGCGGGCGATGTTCTGGTTGCTGGGCCAAGTTCCCAGCACAGGCTCAGTAAAGGTGAGCTTGACCTTCAGTTTTTTCATGGTTTCATTTCCTCCCATTTTTATTTGCGGTTGGCTCCCGCGACACCCTTTCAGGTGTTTCGGCTGCTACCACGCAGCCATCATCAGGCGGGTTCAGTCTTTGATTTCACGCACATCGGTGATTTCGTTGATGTCCAAGCCGTGACCTGTTTCGTCAATCAACCGCTGAACAGCTACGTTGCGAGCGTCTATCGGGTCAGTGGCATTGACTTGGTACGAATCCCAGAACCGGTCAGCCGTGTTGTAAATCGAAACTTCATAACATTTCATCGTTCAGCCCTCCTCGTTGTACTCATCCACATCCCGGCTGGAAAGCCCAGCCAGAAAGACGCGGTGCTTACCGTTCTGGTCACGCTTCCAGTCACCGCCCATCATGCAGATGGCAGTGATATAGCCCTGATACAGACCATCGCAAGCATTTCGCTGAGCTTCGGTTGCATCCTTGCGGTTCAGGCCGAACCACTGAGCGTCCATGGAGAGGGCCAGAGTGTTCAGGCCGGTGTGAATCTGGTCAATGTACATCTTTTTCATCTCTCAGCCCTCCTTGACAAGCTGCATCATCTTGAAGATGCGGTTCCACTGCTCTTCATTCAGGCAGCCGCCATTGTTTACAAAATCCTTGGCGAAGCAGATTTCCTGCTTCATCTCTGTCTTGCTCATCTCGTTCAGGTTCTTCATGGTATGTACCTCCGGTTGCTTTCGTACTACTTTTGACAGTGCTATTATACTACTTTACGACAGAGATGTAAATACTTTTTCTTGACTTTTTTCGTACTTTTTCTATATTTTTTTGAAAACAGATGTACTTTTTCTAATGTTCCCGACATTTATGCTGGGAACATCCAGCAGCAAAAAAAGAGCACCAGCCGCAGCCGGTGCTCTCAGGGCAAAAAGAAAAGCCAGCAGGCAAAACGCCTGCTGGCCTCGGTTCAATATTTATTTGTTCCAGTGAATAGAATTTGCGTTTTTAGCCTTCGCTCCGTACAGGTCAAAGTCTTTATAGCCATCATCCACATATAGCATCAGGGTATATCTGTCATACAAGCTGCCAATGTCATCACTGCCGGGCTGTTTATAATAGTCATTCGCCCAGCTTGCCTGAGCCGCCAAATACCGGGCCACATCTTCACCGGCCATCTTTGCAGTGTCCTCAGTCACAGCAGACGGAACCTGAACAAAAATATCAATTTCGTCTTTGTCCACCTGAATGGTAACATCCTTGATATAGTCGTATTCACGCATATCTTTTTCTGTGGACGTAATGATGGATTCTCCATCAAACGTCAGCTCCGAGACATCAAGAGTAAAGCCTGAGGAGCCGGAAGAGGAAGCAGCGGAGGCCGAACCGGCAATTCCATACTTTTCTCTGATGGAATCGAGCTGATCTTCAAATTCTTCTTCGGCAGCAGCAACAGACGCGGCGGTTTCGCTCTCAGCCTCCTCAAAGGTTTTGGATGCTTTGGAGACAAGCTCATCGGTTTCGTAGCTATACAGGTCAACAAGGTCGGCAGAGCCTTCTCTTTCATAGTATAAATGCTTGTTATCAGCGTTTCTGACGCTCAAAACTTCCCATTCGCAATCTTGTCTGGTTTTGAGCCGCAAAAGGTTTACAATCAAGTTGCTCTTGGAAGTAGGCACATAGAGGTCAATAGATGTAGAAAGTTCGCTTTCATCCAGATTTCCAAACGTAAAATTTAGATGTCCATACGCTCCTATGCTACCAAGAGCATCTGCAGCCTTATTGACGGCTTGGTCTGTGTCGTACAGTTCCTCCCCCTGTGTTTGGGTGATTGGCTCAAACCCTTCAGGCAGTTCAACTGCAACGGATTCAGCTGCAGAGCTTGAAGGTTCCTCAACGCCACCAAGCGCAATAATCATCAAAAACGAAGCGATAACGGCAATGGCAAGCAGTAGCATGGTTCCTTTTTTCATTCTCATGATTTTTACCCCCATTATTTTTTGGTAAGTTCAGTATATCAGGGTGCAGCAGTCTTTTCAACAAAAAATGGGAACCAGCTTTCGCCAGTTCCCAGCAGCATCAAAAAAGAGTTGTCTGTCCATAATCATCCGGGGCCTCAGAGGGAGGCTTTGCGGATCTGGGCTTGTAGATACGGGTTTGTGTCAAAACATCAATCTCGCAGAACCGGAAGCCCTTGCAGTGGTTCAGCCGCCGCAGGGCCGAACCTTCCAGCATCTCGTCTTTGTAGCTGCAATAGGCCAGCTCGTCATCATTCAGACAGGCGTTGCAACAGTACCGGCAGTATTGTTTCATCCTTCAGCTCCTCCACATAGCACCAGCTTTGAGGTGCCCGATGCAGTATACAATGCCCATTCAGTCCGCAGGTGGGCGGCACCATCCTGTCGCCAGAAGGCTCATAATACTCGCAGCTCTCATTTCCGCAGACGTTGGTTCCGAACAGGCTACTAAAGCCATGTTTGGAAAAGCCAGACAGCGGCTTTGGGTTGTCGTAAACCTTCAGGTCGGAGATATGCCAGCCGCAGCCATCACGGCCTTTGAGATATTTTTCGGCGGTTTCCTTGCTCATGCAGGCCGCTTCAAGAAGTTCATCGGCTGGTTTGTAATATGATCCGGGTGCCATAACGTACAGGCTTGCCGGTTCCCAGCTTCCTGTTTCTCCAACATGGGTTATGCCGGTAATTTTCTTACAGGTGAACTCGCCAATGACGCGCCCCCTTTTTTCTGGCCAGCCGCCACGGTTCCACGCGGCCACATCCCGGTTGAGGACATCCATAAACAGGCTGTCACTCCCGGCCAAAGTGCAGTAGATGTACGCCTTAAATGGTGTTCCATGCGCAGGGCATGACTTGCGGATTTCAACGGTCTTTTCGCCGCTGAGAATCTTCTTACACCATTCAGGCCGGACACTCAGTAAAACAGCTTTCACGCTCGCACCTCCTCTCAGTAATACTCGATTTCCACCAGAGAGGTGGACACCAGCTCAAAGCGTCCATCTTCCAGAGGGATGCGGAGCAGCTGATACTCACGCTCGGCAGATAGCTTCGGGTCAGGAAGCAGCTCGCCAAAGTCCTCCACGGTGATGGTATACTTCGGATACCGCCGGGCTACTTGTGTTCCATCTTCAATGGCAGGAGAATAGACTGTGACGTGATAACAGGGGTGGTCAGAAGTTTCGGTTTTAGTTTCAGTATCAGCAGATGTCGGACTGCAGGCCGTAGCCCAGAGCGTCAGGGCCAGCAGCACAACGGACGCAGCGAAACAGGATAATCTCTTTTTCATCGGTCAGAACCTCCATTATTCGATCTTCTTGCCGCGGGAGATGGCAATGTCATATTCTGTATCAAAGTCCTCAGCGGTCACGCCATGCCGGGCGTATTCCTTCACAAAGGCGGCTTCGCCAAGCTCAAACGCCTGAGCGTCATTCTTGGCACAGAGCTTGTAGCAGGCAGCACACAGGCTTGACACATTATCGGGCTTCGGAAGGACAAGCACATCGTACTGCTTCAGGCCCTCCATAGCTTTCACAGCAGCATCCCGCTCATCGTACAGCTCATCTATGTCATCTTCCAGCACAGGGGAAAAGTGACGCATTCGCCGGGCATCTTCACAGGCAATGGCAATGTCGCGGTCAATCTCCTCCAGAGTCCGCATTGCGCTTGCCTCCATTTCTGAGCTTTTCCTCCATCTTATTCAGGTCGAAGCGGTCAAAACATCCATGCTGCACAAGAGCGTTCGCCGTGTGCGTCACACAGACCATACCGGCCAGCAAATCGGAATAGTGCTTGGCTTCCTTGACGGTCTTGCTCAAGATATTATTGAGTGCGATAAGCTCCAGCCCGCTCAGCTTTACCACGGCGTAGCCGGGGTCTTCCTTGGCATCATCGCGCCACTTCAATGAACAGATTCTCATTTTATCAACCTCCTATCGACACGGATAAATCAGAGCACCAGAGCATAATAACAATGCCAGTGCCAACAGCGCACAGCAGAATGCCAGCCGCAAAAAGACGCTCTTTATCGGCCAGACCTCCGGCCAAAACAGCAGTAAATCCCATCACAACAAGCAGAGTAGCAAAAGCTACCACCTCACTTGCCATCAGAATCGCCCTCCCTTCTGGCATTCCATAGCTTTGCAGCCTGCCCCTGTGCAACAAATGGCGTGTTGTGCCAGTCTTTCGCCCAGACAGCACCACCTCTGGCCCCACAGCTGGAGCAGGCCACGCAATACTTGCCGCCCCTGAGCCTCAGGATTCTGGCAGAGCCTCCACAGAACGGGCACGGTTTCAATTCAGATTTTGCCATCGCTCAGCCTCCCACAACAGGAACCAGCAGAAACAGCAGGAAAAACAGCAGGGCCATTGCCGACATGGATACGGCCATGCGTCTGTCGTCTTTCTTCTGGATTGCATAGTTGGTGTGTATTGCGGCCTTCAGGAGGCCGAGCATACACAGATACACGCCGACAGCGGCGAGAATCTTTTTCAGGGTTTCCAGCAGCATCTTTGAACCTCCATCAACTCACGGCCCAATACACAATCGCAAGGGCAAAAATCAGTGCGGCCAACGAGGAATACGCCGCAATCGTCAGCTTCTCGTTTCCATCCGCAACGGCTTTCAGGGCAACAGCAACCATGCGTAAAAACAAGGTCAAAATCATGGCCGTTGCTGCGATGGCCAGAACGCTCTGCGTGACTTCTTCCAGAATCATCTCACGCCCTCCGCTGCTCGATCATCTTCATGCACAGCTCCCGGTAAACATCGCGCTGTGCGCAAGCAGAGATAAACTCCCGCTCGTAAGAACGCCCCCCCTCAGAAGGAGCAGCAGGCTGCACAAGGCTCTTGCGGCCATCAGAAAAGGCCTGCACAGCATTCTTGACAGGAACCGGGGCCGGGTCGGGAATGACAACAGGGCCAACAATATCAGCAGTGCCAGGAGCCTCTTTCGGTTTGGAGAGGTAGTTGTCAAGGCCCAAACTGACCATCAGGGCAAACTCGATGTCCTGCATCTCCTTATCGCACAGCTGGCCGATGTAGTCATTCAGCCGCAGCTTGTCCACAGTAAAAATCTGCTCACAGAGGGCAGTGGATTCCTGCAGCTTCCCAGCAGCATTGATGTGAACGTGGGTCTGCATGGGCTTCTTCTCCCGCGTGGTCAAATAGACGATCTCCAGAGTGGAGGAGTTTTTGTTGTTATGGTTGTTGCTCACAATGATGGCCGGGCGGCCAGCATGCTGCTCGCTCCCAATCTCATTGCCAGTGGGATAAACATAGTAGACCTCGCCACGATAAAACATACCGTTCATGTAAAAATCTCCCTTCAAAATTCAAGTGGTCCCTAACGCAGGGACGCTTATTTTTAGACGTTGACGCAATACCAGCCGATTTCTTCCAGCAGGGTGACAACAACCGTGCTGTTAGGCAGCAGCTTTACGAAAAGCTCAGCTATGGCATTTGCCTGATCTTCGGTGCGGCAGAAAACTTCTTCGCCGTCTTGCCAGAAGTCGCAGGCATCAGATGGGGCCTTCGGCATCCCAGCTATCAAAATATCCATAATGTCCACAGAATCACCTCCAATCCGGTTCTGAGCGCATCTTGCCATCAGAGGCCAGCCACACAATGTCACATCCAGTGAGAATAAACTGCATCGTCAGCTCGTGGTTGATGCGGTTTCCCAGCTTGCAATAGATGACTTCCATATCATCTTCGGAGAATGCAGTGCCAAGAAAAGCGTTGATGGAAACCCGCATGGCATTGTGGAAGCGGTCATTTCGCCACTCCTGAGAATAGGGCTGCGTCTTGAAGGCTGCCCGTGACAGCCACTCCAGAACCTTGGCCGCAATGTCCTCGGGGGTTGCGCAGTTGGCCAGCAGGAAATATTGGTTTGTGCGCGGATGAGCAATAAACTCGTCTCGGCTGTTGATATAGCTGCCGGGGAAGGACACAAGCAGCTTCTTTCGGGCCTTCATGGTATCGCAGCAGTTGTCAAGCACTCTGCTCGCCTCCATTCTGGAGCATCCGGATCTGGGCCAGAACTTCGCGGGCGGCCCTCTTTCCATTCTCCGTGAGCTGCCGCTGCCATGCGCCCTGAGAAGGACACCACTTGAAGGCGTGAGACTTCAGAATGGCCCGGATGTCAGGCTCAGGCTTTCCCTCAAAGATGAGCTGCACCCGCATGGTGGAGCTATTCTCGTGGTAAGTAATGCCGGGCAAGTCCTCCATGGCAACCGGCTGGGCGCTTTCCTGCACAGCGGCTTCCATTTCAGCAATGCGCTTTTCGATTTGCTGAATCTGCTTCCTGACGTTCCCAATCTGCCATGTGAGGTACGGCTTGCGGTCATTCCACTGCCGCATTCGGCCTTCGATTGCAGCCTTCTCCAGAGGGCCAATGTCCGGGCACCCATCGAGAGTGTCGTTCTCACGGTAGAACAGGTTGACGGCCTTCATGTGCTCATGCTGGCCCTTGACGCGCTCCAGCTTCTTCCGCAGGGCGGTCAGAGCTTCAGGGTCGCGGCTATTGATGGGGGCATTGTGCCCATAATCCCGGATGCTGTCCAAAATCTCAGCAGCCTTGTTATAATTCATAAGGTTTGCGCTCCAAGCCTCACCCTGACGCTTCTTCTTTTCCACAGGGAAGTTTGCACCGCCAACAATCAAGATGCTCGGACACCATGTGCCCACCTCATTGTCACGGTTAATAGCAAAGGCCAGAGTTCGCTCGTACTTGTCGAGCATCCCATCTACCCGGTTGCGCTGGGCGGTGGTCTTGCACTGGGCCTTCACTTCCTCAGCAATGCGCCGCGCCTCATCCACCTGACGCTGATATTCAGCAGTGGCAGAGCCTTCCACATAATCTCGCGTGGAGCGCATCTCATGCGCTCGCCGGGCCATATCTTCGTTGATTTCATAGCTCATTGTTTACGACCTCCATTCACTTGCGGGAAGAACAGCCTCCCGATGTCCTTCTGCGGGATGTCCATCAGCTCACAGCTTGCAGCAATCTGATCTCCGCGCCAATGGGAATGGCCCCGCATCTTCATAGAGAATGCGCCTTCGCTGATGCCAACGGCTTCAGCAACCTCCCTGTCATGGTATCCGTGCTCATGGAAAATGCATCTCAGGGCAAAATACGGAATATTGCGGTAGCTCCCAACAGGAGGCTGCCCAGCAGCTCGAACACGCTCGTTCATTCTTTCTTCGCCTCCTTCCCAGTGAGAGCAGCAACAGCATCGTCAACGTCATACTCGCCAATGCAGTTGATGTGGCTGTACGTTCTGAGCTGTGCCTCCGCTCCATCATTCCAGACCTTCAGGTTGGCATACTTGCCGGGGTTCTCCCCAGCCTTCCGATATGCTTCTCCAAGGTTGTCAGCCTCAACATCAAAGCTGCCCCAGACCTCCAGAACGGCATCGATTGTGTATTTTGCCATCCTTTCCACCTCCTCAGACATCACAGCACACCTTATGGTATGCAAACCAGTGGCCCTGCCGCCGGAACAGATAGAACCAGTTCGTGAACTCCTGCCCTGTGCAGTCATATTGGCTGTTGTAAGCTTCCAGATAGCAGTTGTTGCGGAACCAGTCAGCAGCAGCCTCTTCGTGCATCCTGTCCAGTTCATCGGGCAGCCGAACCAAATCCAGATGGCCATTATAGTCGCCGCTGATAATGCGCACATTGGAAGCCGGGCGGTTGTTGTAGCTCCGAATCTCCCTCTTAACAGTTGCGGCCAGATTCTTCACGTTGGCCTTCTTTTTGGAAGAGGCGGGAACATCCTTCTGCATGAACATCAAGAGAGCATACGCGTCCCGCAGCTTCTCATCATTGGTAATGTCGAACATGGTCTTGACCTCCTATCAGTAAATCTCGCACCGCTGCATTTCCTCAACATACTGGTTGATTTTCTCCAGCGTAGTCCATGTGGGCTTGTAGTCCTCAGGGAAGCTCGCCCACAGGTTCCGCATTGTCTGTGCCTGGCTCTGGACGTTTCCGGCCCAGAGGCAAGCATCGCTCCGGTGGCCAGCTCCAAGGAAGTATCTGCAATCTGACAAGAGGCGGTCAAGAAGAACATAGCGGTCGTGCTCGCTGCGGTTTTGCGGGTCAATCTCACAGCTCCCGAACTCAGCATCAAGCGGAAAGTACAGACGTGCAGAGGCTTCCAGATAGTGCGGCCAGTATTCAGGGTACAGCCCATAGGAGCCATCGGGAAGCACTGTGAAGGCGGTAGCAGTCACAACAAGGATGTTCCTTTCAAGGGGAAGGCCGCGAAAGGTGTTGATTGCGATTCTGGCACATTCCATCTCGCCAGTGCCAGCAGTAAGATAATGAGTGATGGCCTTTGCCGGGTCATATCCGGCGGCCTTCAATCTTTCTAAAACGGTCATGTTCTTGCCTCCCTTAGAGTGTTTTTGCGCTGCTCTTAAACCCGCAGACGTAGGTGTAGGTATCTTTGCGGCTGCAATGCTCAGTACAGACCACACGGAACATCCGCCGCGGGTGGAGGTTCTTCCGAACCTCTTTTTCGTACTCAGCCATCGCGTCATCATAGGCCCTGCGACCGGAGTAGAAAGAGTGGCTGCGCCATCCAGTCACATCAGAGGCCCCAACAGGCAGGAACCCTGCCTGCACGATGTAAAACTTCTGTGCCATCTCAAACGCCTCCATTTTGTAGCCAGTTCGCAGCAGCAGCCCGGTCGGCTACGCTGATATAGAAAGCCCTCAGGTTCTCCAACCGCTTGAACTCGTCTCCATCTTCGCCGGAATTCCACCGGGCGCGGTCAATGGTCGGCTGGAGCCTCTCGGCCCAGCTGCGGAAGTTCTCGGCAATATAGGAGTGATTCACATCATCCACGACCAGAATCTCAGCATTGGCGGCGTTCCAGCTCTTGGCATCCATCTTAGTGCGCCAGCTTCCAGCGTTCACCGCGATGGGCCAAAAGGCCGTGGCATACTTGCCCTCGCTCAGCTTGCCGCTCTTGCACAGCTTGTTCAGGCAGCAGCTCTCGCCGTACCAGTCGGGGTCGCCGGGCGCGTGAATCACCGCGAACAGGCCATTGTCCGACTTGAAATAGCCTCCAGATACCAGCACCACATCGCCGGTCTGAATCTTCCTGCCGTTCTTATCAACCATAAAAATAAACCTCCCATGTACTCGTTATGTTCTGTGGTGGCTCCCACGACCATCTTGTTGGTATCAACAAGATGGTTTCGGCTGCTGCCATGCAGCCATCATCAGGCGGGTTGTGTCCAGTAATCGAAATCAGCCAAAACCTTCTCGCGGTTCTCAGGGGTGTCCGGTAGGGTATAACCGGAACAGTTGTTCCCACAGAACACCTCACCAAAATCATTCACACCGCACGACACGCCGGTTTGCTTGTCCTCTTTGAAAAACTTCATCGTTCAGTCCTCCTTCTCAATGCTCAACAGGCTCATGCTGCCATACGCACAGCCATCTTCAATGTCACGGGCCTTCTTACGGGCAGAGGTGATAGACACGGCTTCAATCTCACGGGTGGTTTCGTAGCCGCCATTCTTCATCTGCGGGTTGCCTCTCCAAAAGGTTGCAATGTACTTTTTCATGGTTGCCATTTTTTGTTCCTCCAAAGTGTTGATTTTTTACTACCTTGATGGTATTATCTAGGTGGTATTTAATTACTTTTTCTATTCTCATTATACTACTTTACCGCAGAGATGTAAATACTCTTTCTGAATTTTTTTCGTATTTTTTCTGTTTTTTATAATTTGGAGGTATCTTTTCTATGGAAAAGTCATCTGGAAACATTTCAAAAATCCGTGAAATAGCGAACGAACGAGGGATGACATTGGCTTTCATCAGCAAAAAGCTCGGCAAAAGCAGTGGATACCTCTCAGAGATTTCAGGCCGGAATGCAGATGTACCGTCTCAGTACCTCCCTGCAATAGCGGAGATTTTGGGAACATCAGCAGAGTACATAAATGGCCGAGTAGAAAGGCCGGATAAAGGAAAGATGGACATCACTACAACGGTAGAATATGGAAAGTTCCAGTTTCAGAGGTTTTACGATTTGAGCAAAGAAGTAGGAGTGAAGCAGGCTCATCTTTACACAATGGTCGGGATGTCTCCAAAGGCCGGCAGCAACTTGCGGAAAACAAAGAAAGTCAAGCCTGAAATTTTGGAAGTTTGGGCCAGAGAGTTGCACACCAGTGCAGCATACCTAAATGGAGAGACAGATGACCCGGCAGCTCCAGAGGAGCGGGAAACCGTGCAGCAGCAGGCAAAAGAAAAAGCCCCGGCAGCAGATAGCAGCCGAGGTGTTACGGATGAAGATTTGAAGTTCGCGCTCTTCGGGGGTGGCGATGTGACAGACGCTCAGTTCGAGGAGGTCAAGAACTTCGCTCGTTTTATAAAGGAGCGGGATGCGAATGGACAGAGTAAGTGAGCTTTACGACACAGCAGAGAAAAGCGGAATAGAGGTGCTCAGTTTCCCACTGCCGGAAACGGGCAGCCTCAGCATCGAGCAGGGAGGAAGATGCTATATCGGCATCGACAGCAGCCGGAAGCTGACGCAGGCAGAGGAGGCCGCCCGCCTTGGGCACGAGCTGGGCCATTGTCTATACGGAGGGTTCTATACACGCGCCACACCCTACGATCTCATGGAACGGCACGAGGTCAGGGCCGACCATTGGTACATACTTCATGCGATACCAGAGGGCAGGTTGATGTCACTACTCCAGCAGGGCCTTGATGCTTGGGAGATAGCAGAGGAGCTGGACACAACGGAAGAGTACGTCAGGCGGGCATACTACTTTTACAAGGACAGAAGAGGAGGTTGGCCGTACTGTGAAAAAGAGAACAGGAACCGCGACATGGAGAGAGGCTGAAGGCCGCTGGCGAATCAAAGTCCAGAAAAACGGAACGCAAAAATGCTTTTACAGCAACACGCCGGGCAGAACCGGCCAGAGAGAAGCCAACGCCAAAGCGGACGCATGGTTGGATGATAGCGTCAGGGATGGCCGAAAGAAGGTATCAGCTCTATACGATGAGTGGGTGGAAGATGTGGCCCTTTCAGCCGGGACGTCTTATGTGATGCAGTGCAGGAAGTACGGAGATTATTATATCCTCCCAGTGGTCGGCAATCTCAGAATTGAAGAGCTGACCGAGGGCGATCTCCAGAAGGCCATTGATATGTCGTACAAAAAGAGGTGCCTGGCAAAGCGTAAGGTTATGAAAACCAGCGACAAGCCCCTCAGCAAGAAAACACTTATGACTATTCGCTCCACCTCCAACAGCTTTCTGCGCTGGTGCCGCCGGAACAAGTACACCACCCTGAACCCTGAGTTGAGCATCCCAAAGGGTGCCAGAACAGGAAAGCGGAAGATACTCCAGCCCAACGCGCTGAGAATCCTATTTTCGGTGGATACGCGCCTCTGGCACACGAAGAGAATTTTCGATGACTATATCTACGCATATAGGTTCTCCGTGTCCACAGGGGTGCGCCCCGGGGAGCTTGTGGGCCTATGGTATGGAGACATCAAAGGGAACACGGTCAACCTCAGGCGCAGCATCAACACGCTGGATGAGGAGACAACAGGAAAGAACGAGAACAGCGTCAGGTCTTTCGATATGTGCCAGCAGGCCAGAGAAGCATACGAGGCACAGGTGCAGCTCTTGAAGGCTCAGGGTGTCCAGCTCAACTATAACACGCCGCTGTTCCAGATACCCTGTCAGAGGTCGCTTGCCCGCCGGTGGGAAAAGTATCAGGACACAAACGGCATATCGCCCAGAATCACCCTATACGAGCTGCGGCACACTTTTGTCAGCATGGAGGCCGGGCAGCTCACAGAGGGGCAACTCAAGCTTTTGGTTGGCCACAGCAAGAACATGGACACCTTTGGCGTGTATCAACACGAGATGCAGGGCCAGAGGGCAGAGCTGGCAGATGCCACCACGGAGGCCATCAAGAAGGCCCACGGGTGAGCAGCAGGCCCCAGCCCCAGACCGTGCGGGCCAGAAGAGCATTGGGTGGTCAGATTGGAACCTCCACCCAAACGGCCACCCAGTTTGCCCCAGATGGCCCCACTTTCGGCCCCACATATTTTTGTAAAAAATAAAAAGGGCCAGCAAATAGATGCAAGCCCTTCCAGAAAAAACGATGCGCTTTCAGTAAAAACATCTGGTTTTTACAACGGCGATGAATAAAAACAGTTGTTCGATTCCCATTACCCGCTCCAAAAGACCTGAACCTTGAACGGTTCGGGTCTTTTCTTTTTGTCCTGCACTGGGCAGTCATCTTGCAAACCGGCGGCGGAAATGCTACAATAGAGCCATAAAACCGCTGAAAGGGGAACGCTACAATGGAATTCCGCGATAAACCGATGGAGAACCTCATGCGCCTGCAGGAGAAGGATATCTGCAAAAATGTCAACGCCCTGCTGCTGGAGGGCGAGCAGATCGTGGGCGCATACAAGACGGTGCGCGATCAGGTGGTGTTCACCAGCCAATCATGGTGGATATGCAGGGGGTCACGGGCACGCGGCAGCAGCTTTTTGTGCTGCCTTACCGCAAGGTGCTGCACTA